GGGGTTTACGTATTGATAACGGAAGTGGTGGTAGTGATAGTGTTAATTTTTACCACGTTGATGGTGGTAATGATTCTGATTTTTTTATTACATATTCAGGTACTGGAGGAGCTGAGATTACTCTAAAGGCTGATGGTGATACTATTCTTAATGGCTCTAATGGAGATAATGTAGGTATAGGAACTACTACCCCTGCACAAAAGCTCGATGTTGCTGGAGCAATAAACATTCAAGATGGATACACCCTAAGATATAATAACTCATCTAACATTTCTATATTAGGCAGTTCTTCAACAGGGTTAACCTATACAGGTATTGAACATCATTTTAAAGCCTATGATGGCTCGTCCACCTATACGGAATATTTGACCATTGATACTGGCGGTAATGTAGGTATAGGAATAGCTACCCCACCTGCAAGGTTAACAGTTCGTGTAGATGGTAATGCAAATACTGACCAGTTAAGAGTTGAAAATGGTTCTGGTAGATTATTCTCAGTAGATAATGAAGGTGATGTAAAAGCTCACGGAAGTATTTTCTTGCAAGACAACGGCAAGCTTATAGCCACCAGAAAGCTTATTGCTAGAGATGCAAATGGATTACTTCTTGCAGAAGATAGCGGGAGTACAGGTATTGCTATAAACGATTCTGGAAATACCACAATCCAAGGCACTCTTTTAGTTCAAAACGGATCGCCATCAGCTCCTTCGATTGCTCTTGCAGGAGACACAAATACAGGACTTTATGCCTTTGATACAGATAGACTAGGATTCTCCGCAGGAGGAACTTGTAAATTTGTTGTTGGAAGCACAGGAGTTGGTGTGGGTTCAGTAACCCCAACAAGTGCTTTTCATCTTACAACATCAGCAATAAGCCAACAGGGAACTCCTGTAACAGCGATCACTAAAAGTATTGCTACTACTTCGATTGGGGTAAAGCTCAGTTTCACAAACGCACACAATGCTGATGGCAATCTTATTGGTGGTATATCAATGGGTAATTCTGGAGAAGAATACGCAGGAATGTATGCCATAGATGGGGGAGCATCTGCTGCAACTCACTTAGCTTTCTTTACAGGTACATCATCAGGAACCAATGAGGCAGCAAGATTTAATTCAAGCGGAACATTAGAGATAAAAGATTCCATAAAGTTTGAGGCTAATTCTTATACCCAAGGAACTGGGACTATAGGAATGTTAACTAATAACATTCTTTATATAAGGGGTGGCACATCAGGAACTTTACTTCAAGACAATGATGGTTCAGAAGAAATAAGATTAGGTAGTGGTTATATAAACTTCTTAACAGGATCAACTAATATGCGATACACTAGCACTGGCCTAGGTATCGGAACACAAAGCCCATCCGCTTTATTAGAAATTGCTTCTAGTAGTTATGGAGCAAATAGCTCTGAAGATTATTATAGAATAAAATTTGAAAATGTCGGGGGGACTACAAATGATGTAGGTATAGGTCAAAGTGCTAGTGGCTTCATGGATTTCAATATAAATCCAAATGCTGCTTATATTTGGAGTAGGGGTACTTCTGGTGAGCTGATGCGTTTAAATGGTACTGGCTTGGGAATAGGAACTACAACTCCTGCAACCTCGCTGCAAGTTAGTAAACTTGATGCTACAAGTGCTATTACAATACACAGGGATGGTTCCAATCCTTCGACCAATACCTCTTTAGGTAAAATAATCTTCGCTCAAGATTACAATGGCACACAGCAAAATGCTTGGGGTCAAATAGAGTTAAAGACAAATGCTTCATCAACGAGAACTGATATGGCTTTCAAGGTGAAGTCTACAAGCGGTAACGAGATGACCGCTATGACTTTACATGGGACAGCAAGTGATGGGCCAAGAGTTGGTATAGGCACAGCAAGTCCAACAAGTGAACTTGAAGTATCATCTTTCGGAGCGCATGGAATTAACATTTCTCAAGATACGACTGCTAGTACCTTATCGGGAAGATTGTTCTTGAGCAACGGCACAACCAACCAAGCGTGTACGTTATTTAACAGTGGTGGAACACTAAGGTTTGCGACAGGCGGTCATATAGGCAACAGCTCTGGTGACACTAGGATGACATTGCTTGCGGATGGTAAATTAGGAATAGGTACAACTAGCCCTGCCGAAAAGCTTCATGTAGTAGGAGATGTATTAATAGATGCTGGAACTAATAACAATAATACTGGAGAACTAGCATTTACAACCCAATACAATACAGCATTTATAAAATCAAGTTACACTAATCCCGCAAACATTACAGAAACCTATTTGGCTTTCCATGCGAATACATCGGGGGCTTCTAATGGAACTGTAGCAGAGCAAATGAGAATAGCTGGCAGTAAAGTAGGTATTGGAACTGCAAGCCCTGCCGAAAAGTTAGAGGTTGCAGGTAATATAGTAACCCGTAATGGCACGACGGCTACTAAATTAAATCTGTATGAAACGTACAGTGATTCCTATAACTATGAGCTAACTTCACTCGATCATTCTGGTGGGTATTTTGAGATTGATACAGGAGCTTTAGGATCAGGGAGCCTTAGTGGAATTAAACTTTCTGTAGGTAGTCATACTAAACTACAAATAGAACCAGATGGTCATGTCCTAATCAATGGGGCTAATGATAATGGTAACAAGGCAGACTTTGCTGTAGGTGTTGGAGGTAGCCCAAGAGTTTCATGGCATGGCACTCAAGTTCAGATAGGTGGGACTGACATGAACTACAATGGAAACATCATGCATGATGGTATTTTCAGAATGCAGAGTTATAATTCTAATATTTCCTTTGAGTGTAAGGGGGGTGCTGGTGCTGGAGTTAGAGATATTATATTCAGACCTTTTAATGATAGTGCGGATACTGAAGCCGTGCGTATCAAGGGTAGTGGTGATGTTTGTATTGGAACTACCGCTACAATGTCATCAGCTAACGCTAGAAGGTTAGTTGTTGGAGATGGGGCAGGTACAGAAGGAATAACTATTTATTCAGGAAACGATTCTTCAGGATGGCTTGCATTTGCAGATGGTACATCAGGTGACCAAAGCTATAGAGGAATTGTCCAGTATAGTCATGCTAATGATGCTATGTCGTTCCATACTCAAGGAACAACTGAGAGGATGCGACTTAATTCAACTGGATTAGGCATAGGAACCACAAGTCCAGCACACAGGCTAGATGTTGTCGGAACCTACAGGATCTCAGATAATACGACCAATGCTAACAACAAACTGCATAGGATGTTGGGTAGGCACTACACGAATGCGGAGCAGGATGTTAATATCTTCTCCTCAATAAGCACAAGCTCTACTAATGTCGTTAGCTTTGGAGGAGGGTCATCAAGCTATAATACAGCGACACATATCCTATTCTACACAGCGTCTAATAATACTTCTACATACGCAGTCGGTCAGGAGAGATTTAGAATACACAATGATGGTAATATAGGAATTGCTGTAGGAAGCCCACAACAGAAGTTGGATGTCGATGGTGCTATAAAGAGTAAGATCTATACAGTTAACACATTACCGACAGCAAACTCTTCAGCAGCAGGGGCTAGAGCCTTTGTAAGTGATTCTCAAATGTCAGCATCTGGAAACTTTGGAGCTACTATTGCAGGATATGGATCAGGTTCATATACAGTGCCAGTATGGTGTGATGGATCATACTGGTATATAGGTTAATAAAACACTTGAATCTACGTATTTACTGCATATCCTAACAATATTATGGAAGAAGTTACACTTAAACTAAATAAGGATCTAATCCAAGTAAACATCCAAGCTATCGATATCGCTATTAAAGCTGTCGGTTTAAATGGTGCTGAAGCTCTAGTTGTTTTAGCCAAAACAATATCTGAGCAAACAGGCGAGACTGTCGCTCCTCCAGAGCAACCAGAAGCTGAAGAGGCTCAAGTAGAAGTAGTTGAGTAATGCGTTTTTACGTAGACATAGATGATGAGAACCACATAGCTGGGATCACTAAGGCTAGGGAAGCGTATAATGCAGCTCTACCTCAGATTGAAAATCCTGACTATGTGGAACCCGATCTTAGGGAGTGGGTAGAAAACCCTGATTATGAGCCACCACAAGGTGACCCACTAATCGAGAACCCTGATTATGTACCCGCTCAAGAAGCAGTAGGGGAACCTCTTATAATGAATCCTGATTATGTGGAGGCAGTTGAAGCTGTCGGACAACCACAGATACCTAATCCTGATTATGATGAGGATGATGAGGATTCTGAAGAGATGATTGATAACCCTGATTATGTTCCTGCATCAGATGCTATAGGGGAAGAGATGATTGAAAACCCTGATTATGTAGCAGCTACAGAAGCTGTCGGGGAGCCAATGATTGAAAACCCTGATTATGTAGCACCTGTTGGTGAGGCTCTTATTGATAATCCAGATTACACGGAAGGCACTCCAGATCTTCCTAAGATGATTGATGATGAAGGCTTTACAGAAGACAAAGACTACATGAAGTGGGTTATTGAGAAGGCTGCTGAGTCCTATGCCAAGGAGTTTGGTATTATTGATTAATTGTGGTATATTGCTCGCTACATGAGCAATAGCGAAATATTAGCTAAAGGCGTTACAGGGGTTACAGGCTCTATCGTAGCGGTTACTATACCGTATGCGGAAGTTATTCAATGGGGCATCCAAGTTGTTGGAGGACTCTTAGGTATCACTGTAGCTATAATTACTTTATACAATTTAATTAAGAAAAAGAAATGAACAAAGAATCAATATTAGGTATTATCCGTCACATGTTAACTTTCGGTGGTGGTTTTATGACACAAAATGGTATGGCTACCGACGATCAAGTAACCACTGCTGTATCTGCTGCGGTTACTTTAATTGGTGTTATTTGGTCAATACTGTCTAAAAAGAAGTGAGGCATTTTTTCCGCATAATTGTATTAGCGTTAGAAGCTTACGTAAACTATACTAAAGGTAAGCAACGCAGATATATTTATGAACTGGAAGATAAAATTGATAAGCTTGCTGCTGATGGTAGTCCTTCTGCCAAGCTGCAAATTGAGAGACTTAGTGGGCGACTCAAGCTTGAACGAAAGCGCAATATATGATCCCCCCACAATTACCCTTATAAAAGGGTATGATTACCCCTTTAAAGAAGGCAATCTCATGGGGCGTGGGCAGAAGTTTCACAGTGATTATTCCTACAGGCGTGCTATAATAGTAGGAGATGATAGCAATATGCGTGGGACACAGCCGACCAAATGATTCAGGAGCAGCTTCTGTAACTGGAGTCACTGAATGGGATTACAATTCGGAGCTTGCCGAGATGATTGGCAAGGAACTAAAACAACCGTATAAGATTTACCACACCTATAAAGGTGGGAGTTATGTCACTGCTATGCGGTGGTTGGCTAGGAAGCTAGATGAAGATCGTGTAGATACAGCCGTTGAATTACACTTCAACGCAGCAACACCATCAGCGACAGGACATGAATGGTTACACTGGCATACGTCTGAAAAAGGAAGATTACTTGCACGTACACTAAGAGATTCTTTTGAAGACTCCTTCCCATTATTTAGGAGCAGGGGGATTAAACCACGTAAAAAAGGAAGTAGAGGAGCTTACTTTTTAAGGGCTACCTCAATGCCAGCTTGTATCGCAGAACCCTTTTTTGGGACTAATAAAGAAGATTGGGATCTAGCTGTAAACCATAAACAAGGGATGGCTTCTGCTATAGCAGGGGGTATTACACTATATTCAGAGCTTGTGGAAAGGTGGTAATGTGGAACTCCCAAAGACAGTTTCTATTGCTGGCAGACGAGTAAAGCTTGCCTTAGTTCCCTTTAATGGGGACAGCCCTGACTACGGATTATATCTACACGACAAGAAAACTATTGAGATAAATAATACGCTAAAAGGTAAAGCCCTTATACACACAATAAGGCATGAGATGATGGAGGCTAGTTTATTACTGAGCGGTGTAGGGTGGTTAGAGAACTATGATCAAGAGGCGATTGTCCGTTGCATGGAGGAGATATTCTTCCCTGCATGGGAAAATTTTTTAAAAAAATATAACAATGAGTGAACAAAACAAACAACCTGATTATTATTCATATATAAAGGCTAATGAAGGTCTTAGATTAAAGAAGTACTTAGATTCAAAAAACAAGCCAACTATTGGTGTTGGGCATTTGATAAAAAAAGGAGAGAACCTAAATGAAATAACAGAGGATAAAGCAAAAGAACTTTTCGATGGGGATGTCCAAGAAAAAATAAATTATGTTAGGAAAGATATAGACAAGGATTTAGGTAAGGGAACTTTTGATGCTTATCCTAATGACGTTAAGATATCGTTAGTAGATTTAGATTTTAGAGGTGATTACAGGCAATCACCAAAAGCTATAGGCTTATTTAAGAAAGGTAAGTATTATGCTGCTGCTAAAGAACTTCTTAACAACGATGATTATCGACAGTCTCAAAAAGAAGGTACTGGAATTGCACCAAGAATGGAGCGGAATGCTCAATCTTGGGTCGATTTAGGGAATGCTAAATCCCTAAATACAAGCTTCAAAGAAGCTGTTGAAGAGAGGATTAAACTTCTCAATGAGAAAAAATAAAAAAGGTTTTACGGTTGAGGGTGACTTTGTTGTCTATAAACCTTCGAGCGAAGACTTAGTCCTTGCTCATAAACGCTCTTGTAAATTGGGAGTGTTGCCTAACTCATTTACTCAGGGTTTAGGGCGCATGGCAGGATACTTAGGAGAGATAGCAGTACAAAACTATTTGAAGAGGAGCAAGTATGTAGGTGACTCTGTGTACACACATGATATTGAGTACAAGAAAAGAAAGATAGAAGTTAAATCAAAATCTTGTGCTACTCCTCCAAAGTCTCATTACTCTGCTTCTGTTAATTGCAAGAAGCAGTTCATGCCAGACAACGATGTTTATTTTTTCACTAGAGTACGTAAGGACTTTATGATTGTTTGGATTGTAGGTTGGTTACCTACTACAAAACTATTGAAGGAAGCTGAGTATAAAAACAGAGGTGATAAAGATACTGATGGTTTTGTGTACAAAACCTCTGGGCTACATATTGATATAGGAGATCTAAAGTCACCTACGTTGTTTCAATAAGTTTCTTCAGGTGTAGATATAAATATAGGATACCCTTCACCTCTTGACCCCGCTACGTTTACCCAAAAATATTCTTCGGCTTCATCAGGTTTCATTTCCTTAGATAGTATTTCTATACATTTTTCTATAGAGTATACAGCCCTTGTGGGGTCTTCATCCAATGCAACTCCGATAAAAGCGTCATCAAGCCCGTCGGGAACTACAACAGCTTCACTTGGAACTACTGTTTCACAGAATTCGTTTATCTCATCTCTAGTCATCAAGATCACTTATATCCCATTTCAGATCTAAATCAATGGAATAAATTTTGTTGTGTTTCTTGTACTGAGAAGTAACTGGTCTGATAGTAGAATCAGCTTTGCAAGCTTCTTCTAGCGACTGCATGCTGCGACGCATAAACTCTGTATTCACAGTTAAGTTATTTAATGGTTTACCACCATTCAATTCTGTTACAAGGGACATGAAGTCTGTAGCAGATCCTCTCCATACAGTTCTTGTAGAGTCGTATTCTCTAAACTTACGTACAAAAAATTCTACTGTTTCTATTAAAATAGACCTTGTTGAATTAGCAAAAGCAACTTCTTCTATCTCAGGATCAATGAAAGATTTGATACCAAACCTTGAGTCACCCTTTATGTGTTTAGGGACTTTAAATTCGTGTAGTAACCATTGAGCAAAGTATGGAAGTTCTTCAGCTATCTTTGATTCTATAATAGTATTACTGGCTTCTTCGACTCCTAATAGTTTAGCAAAGTTACTTTCTGCCTTATCGGAAATACGTAAGGCTAGTATTTTATCTCTGTTACTAGAGTCCAAAGCAGGTATAACTGACAAACTGGTAGGGTCCATGTTTAAAGACATGATTACTCGACCTGCCCAACTAATAGTTATAGTGTCTTCAAACTTTGCTTGGTACTCAATTCTTGGGTTAGCAGTTGCTTTTTTAATCAACTCAGTGGCTCTACGCTGTTCTGCAAAAGAAGCAGCCGAAGTTGTATCATCAATAACCCAAGCAGCTACCCTACCTAATTCTTTGTTAAACTTACTATCACCACTAAGGTAATCTGAAGCATCAGCAAACCCACCAAGTAATCCACCAATCAATTTGTTAGATAACAGAGACTTACCTTTGTTTGTTGGTCCTACCAATATAAGTGCGTGTCCTTGTTTAGACTCTTTTTCGTAGACAGCGGAATAGATTCTTTGTAACCACCCATAAAAATAATCGAGAGATTCTTTGTCTTTAAAGAATTGAGTTAGCCATGTATCTATAAACTTCCATTTATTTTTGTCAGCATCTCCCGCAGGTTGTACTGGTTTAAGTGTACTGGTGTTTAAAATCTTATTTGGCCCTG